GCGCAGGATCTGCGTGTAGTTGAGCACCGGCGACGGGTTGACCGAGATCGGCACCCGAGACACGTCGCCTTCCGGCTGCGCCGAGCCGGCGATCAGCAGCTCGTCGGTGTCGATCAGGGCCACCGGCGTGCCGCCACGGGTGACCGTGAGGGCGTTGGTGGCGATCGACTCGACGCGCATCTGCTCGCTCGTGCGGGTCGCGATGACGATGTCGGCGGGACGGAACTTGGTGCCCGTCACGACGTTGACGGTCGTGCTCGTGCCGACGGCGCCGACGACCGCGTCGAAGCGCGGCAGGACGTCGTCTTCGAGGGCCTTGAACTCCGGCCAGCCCGTCTTCTTCTTCGACAGCGACTGGAGCAGGGTGGTGAACGGCGTCTCGTCCGGGACGAGCATCTTGATGCGGTCCGACATCTCGATGAACTTCTGTTCCGGCGCGATGTTGTCGGTGCCGCGCAGCCCGATGATCGGGGGCATGCGAACTCCTTCCGCACCCCCGAAGGGGCGCTAGATCTGAGGGCGAAGGCGTTCGGCGGCCTTGACGATCCGATCGCCCCAGTCGACCTGGGGCTGCTGCTGCGGCCGGGCCGCGCCCTGGGCGGATTCCAGGACCACGCCGCGCGGCTGCTGGGCCGGGTCGGCCTGGCGCAGCTCATCGAACCTCTCGGCCTTGTAGAACGCCTCGATGACGTCCACGAACTCGGGGCGATCGATCAACGCGGGGTTGTGCTGGTGCGCCCATCCGAGGGCGCGGTCGAGCACCTTCTGCGCGATCTTTTCGTCTTGGAGATCGGGGTACTCGTCCTTGAGCGCGTCGTAGGACTCGTCGCGCTCTCGGACCAGCCGGGCCGCCTCTCGCGGCGCCAGCTTCGCCTCGACCTGCTCGTTGACCAGATCTGAGATCAGCGCTCGCGCGCCGTCCTCGGTCAAGTCGCCGTCGGGCGTGTAGAAGTCGGCCTCGTCGACCTCCTCCTCTGCTTCGGCGGGCGTCATGGCCTGCTGGAGCGACGTCAGGAATTGACGCTGCTGCCCGGCCATCTCGTCCATCCGCTCGTAGATCCGATCGAGCCCGGCGGGCGCGGTCGTCTCCGGAGCGGTCTGCTGCTGCTGCTCGGCACCGCCCTCGGGCGGTGCGGCCGTGCCCTCAGCGGGCTGGCCTGTAGCTGCCATCAGCTCTCCTTGGTCTTCACGCGCTCGGCGTGGATGAGAAAGGCTTCCGCCGCCACACGGGTCTGACGGAGCCCTGAGAGAAATCCCAGGAGTCGGGCGTATTCGGCTTGTTCGAGCACCCTGCCTTCGGCTCCGGCGTGCTCGAACAACATGCGGCTGACCGCCTCCCCGTGGACGTACTCGACCAGCTCGGTCAGAACGCGCCAGCCCTCGCTCGCCAGCATCTGCTGGATCGCGTCGGCTTCGAAGGGGAGACGATCGGCATCTGAGACCTTGTCGCGCCGCTTGAGTTGCGCGAGGTAGGGCAGATGCTCAGCGGCCATGCCGTTTGACGAAGCGCCGTCTGGCGTCCATCGGGTTCGGCAGGAACGCGGGGGCGCCCTTGAGCATCGCCGACAGCGTCGGCCCGCTCTGGCGCCCCTTCTTGCGGCGGTACGGCTGTGCCCGGCGGGTCATCTTCGACGACCTCGGGCGCTGGTCGGGGTGAAGATCTTCGGTGCCTCTCATGCAACGGCATCCGAGAGCTTGACTGCGCTCATCCGGGTAAGCGGAACCCCGTTAGACGCCGGGTAGCCGCCGATCCGAACGCGCGCCATGCCGGTCAGCGGCACGACGCAGATCCGGTAGCGCTTGGTCCCGGCGGGGACGACGATCACGACCGACGTCGTCGCGTGATGCGCCTGGCTGAGCTGCACGATCGAGCCCGCCGAAAGGGAGTCCGGGACGATGGCGTTCGAGCCGTCGTCCAGATAGACGCCGACCGCTGCGCCAAGCGAGTCGCCGGGTGTGAGGTTCTGACTCAGCGCGGCGCTGGCGACTACGAACCAGGTCCCGGCCGTCAGATCGAGGAGCGGCGCTCCGACGCCGGCGTGGAACAGTGTCGCCCCGTCTACAGACGCTGCTGGGGATGCGGTGCCCGAGCTGCTGAGCGTCGTCAAGCTGGTGTTGATGCCGCCCGGCGCGCCCTGGGCACCTGTCGCGCCAGTGGCGCCAGCCGCGCCGGCGGCGCCGGTTGCGCCGGTTGCGCCGGTTGCGCCCTGGGCGCCGGGGATCCCCTGGACGCCCTGAGGGCCAGCCGGCCCCAGGTCTCCCTGTGGTCCGGCCGGACCTACGACGTAGAGCACCGGTGCGACCATCGCGAAGCCGACGTAGCGGAAGTCGCGCTGGCCTTCGGTCAAGGGCGCGATGGCCCAGTAGTCGCCGGGGTCTAGGTCGGGCCCGTAGGTCAGCGACTGGTCCGCCGTGACCACTTCTGAGGCGACGGAGGCGATCTGAGGCGGCGGGCCATCGGCGAGGATCAGATCGCTCTTGCGCGGATACGCGAGCACGGTCCGACCGACCTCCCAGGGAACGCGCGCAAGCGTCGTGGTCGGGTGAAGCGGATCGTCAGCCACCGGTCATCGCCCCCTGGGCGCCGTTGAGGGTTGGCCCGCCCGCAGGCGCGGGCGGGCCATCGCCAGGAGGCGCCCCTTGGCCCGGTGCCCCCTGCTGCTCCTGCGCGTTGAGCCAGGCGACGAACTGACCCGGATCGACGCCGACGCGCTGGAGGAAGCCTTCTACGAGGGCCGCGGGAACCTGCGGCTCCTGCGGGCGCAGGTAGCCCTCGGCTTGGTCGATGCCGAGCAGCTCCAGCCCGCGGACCAGCAGCTTCTCGCCGTTCAGGCGCGGATCCTGGGAGAGCGCGATGAAGGTCTGCGCGTCGGCGCGCTGCTGAGGCACGTTCTCCGGGCCCGTCGAGCCGCCCTCGACCTCGATCGCCATCCGGCCCATCAGCTCCTTGGGGCCGACCTCGATCATCTGCCACGCCGGAACGTGCGGCTTGTTCGGGTCGGGCTCCTGCGGGATCGAGTAGGTCCGGCTGGTAAGGATGCGGCGCTGGTTGAGCGCGACGAACTCGTAGCCCTGCGGGACGATGATCGACGTCTCCAGCAGGCGCGTCTTGTTCTGGATGCGCATCGTCGCGGCGGCCTGCACGAGCTGCACGCCGGTCGCCGTCTCAGATGCGCCGGCGTCGCCTCCCGAGACCGGATCTGAGATGCCCGACGTGCGCTGGATGTCGTCGACGATCGCCTGCTCCTCGCGGTAGGAGGAGGCGGGCAGCTCGGGCACCGGGATGGGAAACAGGAACTCGCGCGGGTCGCCGTTGACGGGGATCGCCGTGTTCGGCCCGAAGACGAGATCCTCGGCGTCGACCGCCGTCTCGTTGAACGCGAACGTCCGCATGAGCGAGAGCGTCGCGGCGTCGCGGCGCTGCGATCTGAGCGTGTTGATCTCGTACTGAAGGTGCCGGATCGGCTCGACCTCGGAGATGCCCGCGAAGCGCCCGCCGACGACGGTCGGGCGGTAGATCTGAAACGGGAAGGTCGACTCGCCCGACGGGTTGGGGCCGTGCTGGACGGGATAGGCGCCGTCGAGCACGGTGACCACGCGCGCGCCGTCGTGGTACTCCCAGATCTCGTGCAGCGCGTCCTGGCGCCCAGCTCGGGCGTTGTAGCCCTCGGCCGTCAGGCGCTCGTCCCACACGTTCGAGCGCTGCGTCTTGGCGCGCGACGAGAGCAGGTCTTCGAGCGTCCAGGGGCACTCGGGGTCGTTCTCCTGCGCGCGCCAGATGCCCGCCTCGACGTTGCGCACGATCGTCGCCGAGCTGCGCCACAGGCGATGGATCACGAACTCGACGGTCTCCATCGAGTCGCCGAGCGGATCCCACATGAAGTCGTACGGATCGACGCGCTCAGCGATGGCGTCGTCGAAGCAGACGTACTCCTTCGCCACGCCCTCGACGTAGCGACCGGTGATCGGCTCAAGCTCGGCCTGAGCCCTGAACCGCTTCTCGGTCTTCCAGCGCGTCTTGCCGACGCCCAGCCCGTAGATCAGGCCGTCCTTGCCGATGATCTGAAGGACGGTCTCGTAGTTGATCTGCTTCTGCTGGGCGTCGACCACGATCTTCATGTGGCGGACATTCCCGAGCGCGGCCTCGTCGCGCGGGACCACGATCATGCGCGGGCCCTTGGCGACCATCCGCGGGACGATCGTCTCGACCGTCGAGTAGCAGAACGGGATGAACAGCTCGGCGCCCCACTCGGCCTGAGCCTCGCGCTGGGCGGCGTCTCGATCGCGGTAGTGGCCCTTGGCGACCTGGTCTCTGAAGTCGGTGAAGCCGCGGTAGAGCCGGTAGAACTCGTCGGCCTTGTCGCGGAAGGTCTTGTGCTCGGGCTCGGCGCGCTGATACGCCTGCTCGACGACCTGGACCAGCTCGCGCTCGGGACCCTCTAGCGAGACCATCAGCTCTCGACCGGCTCCTCGATCTCGGTCTGAGCGCGCGCCGGCGTGAAGCTGTCGTAGGACATCAGCACGCCGGTGGTGACGAACTGATCCGGGCCGACCTGCTCGCGGATCGACGTCATCGTCACGATCCCGCCGAGCTGCTGGACGGCGCTCTCCAGGTCCAGCAGCGCCTCGCGAACCTCGTCGCGGTTGTGCGTGATGAAGCCGTCCTCGGTGCGTTCGCCGAGAAACGTGAACTTGCGTTGCATCGGCGCCTCCTAGGTCTTGATGAACACGTTGCAGGCCAGCGACGGCTGCACGTTGTTGTGCGCCGCGCCGTTGACGCCGTCGGCGGCGCCGCCCTGGATCGAGCCCGACTGCGCGGACGTGAACGAGCCGGATGCCGGCATGCCCGCGCCCGCGCCGGCGCCTGGGGCGAAGTTCGAGATGCCCACCGAGAGCAGCACCGAGAGGCCGGGGATGAACTGATCGTGGACGTGGCCGGCGAGCTGGAGCTTGGTCAGCGCGTGCGTCTCAGCGCCGGCGGTCGCCGCCATCGCGCGCGCCGTCAAGCCGGACCCCGTGCCGACGCCCAGCGGCACCCTGCCGCGGAAGTCGGGGACGTTGAAGTGCGTGCCGTCGGGCAGGCCCCACGGCGAGGCGGCGCCGCCGATCGCGTCGAACAGGTCCGTGAAGTCGGCGCGCAGCTTCGACGCGCCGTCGCACAGCAGCCAGCCCGTCGGGGCGGCGGCGACCGCCGAGAGCTTCAGATCGCCGGGCGCGAGCACGCCGACGCCGGCGGCGAAGTCGGTCTGGCGAATCCAGGCCGTCAGCGCCTCGACCCGCACGGCGAGCGCTTCGAGATCACGAGGGACGTCGGCGGTGTCGGCGTCCTCGGGGTAGGGGAGCGCCAGCCGTGGCGTCGTCGGCATCAGCGAGCCTGCTTTCGGGTGCCGGGACGGCGGTTGTAGACGTCGCCCTCGGCCATCGCGAACGCCAGCAGCTCGGGGTCACCGGTCTGCGGGGCTTCGGGTGGACGGCAGGCGTCGATGAACTCCTCGTTGCGCCGCACGCAGCCTGCGACGTGGCGCATGAAGGGCCCGTCCTGTGAGATCGGGAACCGCATCCCGCAGACGCGGCAGACGTAGTGCATGGCATCCTCCCGCCCGCATGGGTGACGAAGACGAAGCGCTGTCGACCGACGAGGCCAACGACCTCGCCAACGAGGCCATCGCGGCGATGACCTCGCTCGTGAACAGCGGCTACAACCGGGCCGACCTGATGAACCTGGTCGACGCGGCGATGGGCAACGCTCAGTAGCCGGTGACGGCGTATCTGACGCGGCGGGTCTTGACGTGCGGCTGGCCGGCGCGGGCGACCCTCGGCGCCTTCTCAGATGCGACGGTCTGGGCGATCATCCACGCCAGCAGCAGGTCCGAACGCGCGCCCGGCTGCGGACCCGTTCGACCCGAGCCGCGTCGCACATAGGTCTCCATCTGACGGGCGAGACGTGCGCTCTTGATGCCGTGTGTGCCCTCCCGCAGAAGCGCCATCGCCTCCTCATGCAAGAGCCCCTTGGTCGAGCGAGTCGTGTCCCAGCCGAGCCGGTCGGCGTAGTTGCCCGTCGCCGCGTCGGCGCGGCGGCGCGTGTACATCTGATGCCAGCCGTACTCGTGGTAGAGCGTGTCGATGATCGCCAGGCCGTAGCCGCCGGTCCGCTCGATCGCCAGCCACGGCTTGCGGTGCTTGGCGTAGTAGAGGCAGACGAGCATGAGCTGCGTCGCGACAAGATCGGGCTCCAGAACGCCCTCGAACTGCGCTACCTGCTCGCGGCTCTGGTGGTCGATCACGACGATGCCGAAGGAGGCGGCATCCTCGGACTCCTCGCCGCTGGCGGGGTCGACGCCGACGACGTACTGCCCGTCGGCCTTCGGCTCGGCCCAGATCTCCCACGGGCCGCCGTCGCGCGCGCTGACGGCGGTCGGGACGTTGACCGTGCCCCGGCGCGTCTTGCGCGTCGCGTGCGCCGTCTCGTGCAGCTCGATCGACGCGGGCTCGGGCACCTTGCCGGTGTCGCGGATCGCCTTGCCGATCAACACCCCGCTGAAGACGGTCTGGCCGGTCGCCAAAAACGCCTCCTCGGGATAGCTCGGGTACTCCTGGCGAAAGAGGCCGACGTCGGACTGGCACAGGTGCTCGATCGCCCATCGACGCCAGTTGAGCTGCTCGATCGTCAGGCCGTAGCGCTCGGTCAGATCGGGCTCGTCTTCACCCCACGGGCCGTCGCCGACGGTGAAGCGGTCGCGCTCGCGCGCCGTCAGCTTGCGCTGGTAGCGCGGGTCCTCGTGCCAGCCGGCGAAGAACAGCGGGAAGTCGCCCTCGCCCTGCTGCGCGGCGTCGCACATCGCCTTGAAGTCGTTGTGCCCGTTGGCCGTCGACTCCAGCAGGATCAGCGTGTTCGGGTCGGTCGAGTCGACGGCGTTGTGCAGCGCCACCATCTTGCGTTTCAGATCGGGCCAGAACCCGACCTCGGAGCCGTGCACCGAATGGAAGGTGAAGCCGCGTCCACCCTCGAACTGGCTGGCCGTGTCGACCATCAGGCTCGACTGGCCGGTGCCGAAGGTGCCGTCGGCCCGCGTGCCGGAGAAGCGGTCGCGCTCGCCGAAGCGGATCTCCTTGTGCCGGCGCCGGTTGGCGATCGGCGGCTTGATCTGAAGCTCGTCGTCGTCGATGTCGGGCAGGTGCGCGTACATCGACTCGGCCACCTGGACGATCGCGCCGGCGGTCTGGCCGTTGTGCGCGATCACGATCGCCGAGTGAAACTGCGCCAGCGTCGCGCGCTGGAGCAGCAGGCCCTGCGCGAAGGTCGAGAAGCCGAGCTTGCGCGCCTTGAGGATGATCGCGCGCATCGGCTTGCCCTCGGCCCGCTGGGCGGCGAGCACCGTCCACAGATCGTGCTGGGCGGGCCGCAGGACGAACGGCACCATCTTGCCGTGCTCGGGGACCTTCAGAACGGTGCGCGCGTAGAAGGGGTAGTCCTCGATCAGCCGGCGGCGGACCGCCTGGAGGCTCACCTAGTGGGGCGGCCGGGCGGCCATCTGGGCGGCGGTGAGGATGTCCGCGGAGTTCCCGCCACCGGGCGGCGGGTAGTTCAGCGCGACGTCGACGGTGGCCCGCTCGATCGCGGGTGGCGTCTTGAACTGCCCGGCGACGTAGGTCGGGGCGACCATGTAGCTGATCGTGTACGTGCCGTTGTAGTCGTAGGTGTGCGTCGCCGACGTCGCGCGGGCGCCGGTGATCGCGACCGCGGCGGCCGACGCGCTGGCGTTGGCGCTCATGACCATCGTCGCCGTGCCGGCACCGGAGACGATCGTCGTCCCGGCGGGGATGCCCGTACCGGAGACCGGCATGCCGTTCTGCCAGCCCGTGGTCGGCGTGACGAGCGTCAGATTCGGGCTCGCGCTCGTCGTCGTCGCCGTGCCCGTCGGGACGGCGGGGTTGGCGGCCTGGCGCGTCCCGTCGCCCCAGTCGATCGTGCCGACGCCGGCCGGCGCGCGGGCCACCTTCAGCGCCACGGCGCGGGTAGGTGCGTCGGTCACGGTCGCGAGCGGCGTCATCGTCGCGGCCGCGAAGGCGTTGTAGAGCGTGACGACCGCGTCGGCTTCGGACTCGATCATGTCCTGCGAAAGCGGGGCCGGGTCTGTGATTGGGCGCCCGGTGTCGAGCGTGAAGGTCGGCATGCGCAGCTCCTACGGGTTGGGCGCGCTCGGGCGCGTAGTCGAGTTCAGGACGCGCCGGGCGTGGCCGGTCGGCCCCTGGACCAAGATCTCGATCCGCAGCGGCAGATCCAGCGTCAGAACGCCGCTCGCGCTGGCGTTGCCGGAGGCGAGCGCCGCGCTCGGGACCTGCTGGAGCTGATCCACGAACGGACCGGCCTTGGTGGCCAGATGCGCGTTGTACGTCGCGCCCGGCGTCAGGTTGTTGAGCGTGGTATCCATCGGGCATCTCCTGTACGTTTCGGGCATGGACGACGTGACTCACTTCACGGTGGTCAGCGACGGCCGGCTCCGTCAGATGGCGACCTGCGAGGAGTGCGGCGCGGTTCTGACGGCCGAGCCGGGAGAGGCGTTGATCGACGCCCTGGAGCTGCACGCCGCGTGGCACGCGGCGATGCGCGAGACTGCCTTCCAGGTCCGTGAGCAACTACGCGACGAGGGATTCGAGATCTGATGGACCCACGCCTTGAGGACCCGCGCTTCATCGGCGCGGTCGACGTCATCAAGCGCACCGGCGCGCGCGAGGTTCAGATCCGCTACTCCGACGACGAGCAGCCCGTGATCTGGTTCGCCGTCGCCGGGTGGAACGTCAACATCGACGGCATCCCCACCAAGCACGGCGCCGGGCGCGCCTGGGAGACGTCATCGGCGCTGCACCCGATCGAGGCCGTCTTCCGACTGGCCCGTCAGGTCGTCGACGGCGGCCAGTGCGCGCACTGCTCCAAGCCGGCGGCGTTCAACACCGACGACGGAGACGAGCTGCTACCGGAGTTCTTCTGCTGGTGGACGTGGAACCCCGAGGCCGCCAAGTACGTGCAGGCATGTCAGATCTAGCGTTCACCTGCCCCGAGTGCGGGCGGACGTCAAGCCACCCCGAGGACGTCGCGAACAGCTACTGCGGCGCCTGCAAGACCTTCTGGCACACGCTGGACTGTCCCGGCTGCGGCAACCAGATGTGGGTGAGCGAGGACGACGAGGCTCGGGCTCGGCTGGGAGCTGAGCGGCGGGCGTTCAGCGACTACCCCGACGCCGAGTTCGTGGCGGTCTGCAACGAGTGCTGGGAAGGGATGCGCCGGGCGTTTCCGACGCTCGACGCGCGCCTGAAGCTGGAGGGGCTCTAGTGCGTGACTTCGTTGGGCCGAGCCCAGTAGCCGGCGAGCGTGCCGAGCACGGCGGTCAGACCGAGGTTGATGAGCTGCGCCAGCTCGACGCGGTCGAACTCGCCGGTGGCGGCCAGGTTGACGACCAGCGCCACGGCCTGAGCGCCGCTCGCGGCGCACAAGGGCGCGTTCTATGTCGTCGCTGCTGCTGCCGCGTGTCATGGCCTCACGTCTATCCGCCGGCCGAACGCGGCCTCGGCGGCCCTCACCGCGGCCGGGTCGCCCGAGCCAGGCCCGCACTCGAAGCAGACGTTCTCGCCGTTCGGGCCGTAGGGCCGCGTCTCCTTGACCGCGCCACACAGATCGCAGCGGCCCGGCGGCTGCTCCTGGATGAGCCGATCATCGTCGATGGCCTCCACCACGAGCGCCTTGACGGCGTCGCCGTGGATCGGGCAGTCGAGCGCGAGCGTGATCGCGGATTGGCAGGTGCAACGTGCGCTCACGTCCGAGAAGCCGATGGTTCGCATGGATCTCCTTCGTAGGACGTGGATGCCGCACCGGCAGGCGTACTGGCCGCGCCTATGGCCGCAGGCGCTGGCGGCGATGGTGATCTCGGGCGTGGTCGAGCTGCTGACGCCGCTGTCGCTGCCGGTGACGCTCGGCGTCAACATCGCGATCGGCTGCTTGGGGTCTCAGATCCGCTTTGAGATCTGGAAGCGCCGCCACCCGATCCTGTCGATCCAGCAGTTGCAGGAACACCGAAGGGAGACCGCGAAATGGAACTGAGTCCGGCAAGAGGAGGCCGCCCGCCCGTCGAGCGCCCGCGACGGGCGGGCGGTGCCGGATGAGTCAGGCCGACCTAGAGGACGTCACCGACCTCGCGTTCGCGCTGCTGCGCCTGCACCTG